TTGTTGTTAAAGTAATCATGTTGTCATAGACACCTGATTGCGTAATATCGACATCAGCGATTGAGCCTGTGTGACTATGTACTAGTGTATGACCTATACTATCACCATCTCCGTCAATGTCAATCAAATAGTTGTTTGTGTCGCCATTAACACTTAAAGTCATAATGACACTTGTACCATCTATTGTAGCAGCGATAACATTTGAATCACTACCTGACGCACCAGTTATACCGATTGTAGCACCAGTGGCGTCTGCTGTTTCACCGACATCAATATCTAGGTCGTTCGAAGAACCTACCCAAACGATTGAAGCAGTAACCGTAGCACAGGAACTAACTGTTCCTCCACTATCACAATTGAAATCAATGTTGTTACTATTACCAGTTGTACTTAAAGTACCTGTATAGTTAGCACCATTAATATCAAAAGTTATAACATTTGAATTACCAATTTGGTCAATGTTAAAATTAGATGTAGCACCTGTTACAGTTGAAGCTGTAGTACTATTACCTATTGTATTATTTTGTCCGTCTTGTAACACATCAAGAGTTAATGTAGCACCAGATTGTGTTACATAGATATCATTTGCCATTACTGGCATTATAAACATCATCAAAGCAAACGTAACTACCCTAGTTATACTTTTCATTTTACTTTTTTTCCTTTTCTAAATGTATCTTGTTCACGCCTTGCATCTTCCATAATTCTTTATTTACACCCTCGTATACCATTTGCAATATGGCGTGTTCTATTGTTGTTCTTATAGCATAATTAACTGGTTCATTCGTAGCATTTCCTGTTTCAAACTCTAAAGCTTTAGTACCTAAATCTAAAAATCTAAATACATCGCCACCTAAACTGTAACTTGCAATTGTTTTTGAAGCTGAAACAGATAATAATATCTCACCTGTCTGTACGGCAACAACTCGTAAAGAAACTGTTACTTGGTCTGTGCGATATTGTTCTTTAACACCAATACCAAAATATCTTGCACCTAGACCACCACTTGCAATATTACTATCATATCCTACAATACCACCTTCTATAATTAGTCCTGCAAAGACTAATGGTTTCAATTGATTTTTTGCTTTCTGTTCTCCATCATATAATTCTCTTGTTGACCTAATTAATTGTCTTTCTTTAATTAGATTACCTAAACCTCTTCTTTCAACAACTTTAAACCATTCACCATTACCCACTGCTTTTAAAGCAGAAATAACCCATACATCAGGACCTTGAGTTACAGCTGTTGATAACTGTGAAAAGTTAGGATTAGGTTTTCTTTGTCCTGTTTGGTCTGTAAAGTTATAAACTGCAATTGTTATTTGAGGTTGATTATCTAAATCAGGTATTTCTTTCAATCTCTCAATTGTAGTTGTTCCTTCTATATAAGGTTCATCACCTTTTTTAGCCATTTGACCAGTTGCGGCACAACCTGTTAGAAAACATAACAGTCCCATAACTTTTATAATTTCGTATATTCCCATTCTAAATCCTAAAACTGAAAGTCACCTAATGGTACTGACATAGTAGTCACATTACCAGTAGGGTCTGTAATTGTTAATGTAATAATCTCTGTTGAGGCATCTTTTACCCAATTGATTGTAGAACCCTCTACTTCAGCAGTACCACTTGTTGGACAAGTACCTGTACATGAAGTGCCAAACATATTGTCAACTAATTGTTTTGACAAGTTAGCATAAATTCTACTCTCTACGTTCTTAATAAACTTGTTGATTGTAGTATTATTTGCTTCACGTTTAGCCGCAGCTTCTGCTGACTTTGCATCATCTTTGTTTTGTTGTTTTCTGTTATGTTGTAATTGTTCGATGGATAATACATGACTAGAATATCCATTTCCGCTAAAAGATGGATTGCTAAACTGATGTACTAGTTCGCTTGCGATAAGAGTGTTAGGACCCACCAAAAACACATAAAGAAATGTCACTAACACCACAATCTCCTTTTGTAGTGTTCTTGTTTTCATGCTTATATTTATAATATCAAGTAGTCTATTATCCCGATTTGTGTCAAATACTTGACACGTTAAAAAAGGTAATTACAAGTGGAATAATGCTTGACATTGCTACTGATTTCCGTTATTATAATAGTATAAGTAATTTAATAATATATAATGAAAGTGAGTAAACTATGAGTGAAACTATGTATAATAATGATGATATTTACAATTTATTGAATGTTGATATGTTTCTAGATATTGATAAAGTTAAAATCAATACAATTAAGATTGATGTTCAAATGTCAATTTTAACAGATGTAATGAATAAAATGTTAGTTCAAATGAATGTTCTTCAAAATGATAATAAGACATTAACAGCAGAAAATACTGCAATTATGAAGAAGTTAGATGATATTCAACAAGATATTCTATTAACCTAATCTTTTCTTTTTTGTTCTTTTTATCTTCTTCTTTGAATTTCTTCGTTCGTTTTCTTGTAACTCTAATACTGTATTCAATTTAGTTCTTAATCTGATAAGGTCATTATCAAGCATTCTTATTCTATCAAGTAGACCAATTAATGCTGTATTTGCCTCGCCTAATTTCTTTTTAAGATTTTCTGTTGTAAATTTATATATGAAATATATAAACCAACCCATAGCAATTGCAGCTAAAGTGGCAAAACCATATTGATTGAGTATTTCTATTACTGACATTTAATCTTTCCTAGCATCTTCTTTGCCATCTGCTCTAGATATTCTTTCTTCGTCTGGTTTCAATTTTAAGGCGTGAGATATAAGTAAGTCTATTTTTATCATCTCATTATTCATAGTCTTAATTCTGTTATCTAGTGACATAATAATACCATGAATACCTTTAACTTGACCTACGACAGATTCTAATATATACTTCAAAATCATGTATATAAAAATACCCATAACTGTAGCAGATGCTACAGGTAGACCAAATGCAACTAATATTTCAAAAAATAAATTCATACCTTTATTTATAAAAAATTATAGTCAAAATTCTGACGCTAAAAAAAAGGGGTGCCGAAACACCCCTCTTTCTAAGAAACAGGTGGAGAGATTAATCTTCTTCTGCTAATTTTGAAAAGTAATCAAGTGTTTCATCACCATCGTCCTCTTCATTTTCAACTGCAACCGAAGTAGAAGTATCTGCTGTTTCATTTACAACTGGTGAACTAACTGTTGGTGTTGTAGGTGGGTCCATAACATCTTCAGCAGTACCAGTATTTCTAACGCCACTTAAAACTTTATCAAGTTTTGCTTTTAGTTCATCATATGACTTAAAGTTTTCAGCCGCCAGAAATGGTTTTAGTGGATATTGTTTATTCCACAATTCTTCTATAGCTTCATCATTTTCTTTTACAGTAGATGAGCTATCAAACTCTGATTTATCGTAATTCCAGTAACCATCAACTTTTCTAATTTTTAGTTTAAAGTTTGCACCTTCCCAAAAATCAAATGGGTTGATAGGTTTTTCATCTTCAAATTCAGGTTTCATCGCTTCGGTAATCTTATCAAAGATTTTCTTACCGAATTTAAATAGTTTTACTTGACCTTCATTCTCAGGGTGTTTAGAGTCACTAACAACTAGGACATTTGCAACATAAGATAACTTACGTTTTCTCTTTCTTGCAATTTCTTTGTCTGCCTCAACACCAGAATTCCATAGTAAACTATTTGATTCACTAACTGGATCCTTTTTGTTAAGTGTTGTTAAACTGTTCTCAATAAACCAGCCACCAGGACCTTGAAATGCATGAGACCATAATCTTGCCCATGGTAAATCTTCGTCTTTAACTGCTGGTAAAAATCTCAACACAGCATAACCATTACCAGATTTATCTAGTTCTGGTTTCCAGAATCTATCATCTTGATATGAGTTAGTTTGTTTTTGAGGTTCAGCGACTTTGTTTAGTTCGCCTATGAGGGTGTCTAGATTAGACTTTGACCTTTTTAAGGCCGCAATACTTGTGTTCATATTATCTCCTATGTATGTATGATTATATTTGTATATGTCTGTATAAGTCGACATTATTATTTATATGAAATTTACTCTTCATATGTCTTATTATAACAAAAAACTTGACCTTTGTCAAGCACTATCCTTATTTAATTTATCTAAATCTTCTTGTGTAATTACAGGATACTTTTTACCTTCTGGTGTAATATAAAATTTACTCTCAAGTTTTTCCATATCTGCAATAGACATAAAAGGAACAAACCCTTTTGTAGTTTCTTCTGATTCAGTATTGACAGATTCTACATTAAGTTGTTTCTTTAGTTTGGCATTTTCTTTTTTTAATTTTTCTATCTTATCTTCAGCAGCTATTAATAAAGATTTTGCTATATATAAGTCAGTTGTTAATTTTATTGTTGCTTCATCCATAATATCTACCATAATTTTCTCCTCTACTTTACTTTTACCATTGCTTTAGGTATTAAATCACAATTATATGATAATGTTCTTCTCACTTGGTCTGTACCACTAAATGGGTAAACAAGATGCACTAGTGTATATGGAAATATAAAGAAATCGCCAGCTTTAGGATTTACTCTAAGTTGTGAGTGTGAAAGTGAATGTTGAGCACCACCTATAAAATCTAAATGTCCGTTTGATGGAGTTCCAGGGTTGACTATTTCTTCACCATATGTATCAGGTGTTTTTAAAAATAATACAGATGAAAGACCTACGTCAGAATTTTGACCAGTATGAAAATGAGCAGGATTATATTCACCTGCATACATATCATTTATCCAAACATTATCTAAAACTGTTTGATGTGTTTTTGCTATTACTAAACCTGACCTGTTTAGATATTCTTGAAAGCACATTTGAAAAGTGCCTCTTAAATTATCATTCATTAAATGATTGACTAAGTTTTCTTCTTTAATTTTACCTGCAAGTTTTTCAGTCCAATCTAGTGTTGATTTTTTATTTTCATCATAGACATTATTAATCTCATCAATAAATGCTTTAGGCATTGTCATCTTGACAACTATTTCTCCTAATGTATTTACTTGTACTTTTACTTGTTTATCATCAATCATTATTTATCCTTCATTTTATCTCTCAATGAGATTTTATACTTTGTGATATTATATGACAAAAAAGGTTTATATCTTTTCATTCTATCAAATAGTTTAGGCCACAATACCTTCTCTGTAATATCTTTGTTTAGTTTTTTTGTAAACTTTAGT